GGACTATTATATTCTCTTAGGTTATACCAACCAAATACAGCTTTGTCATTAAAGTTCTTAGCAAGCATTTTAGAATTACTATCTCTAATTAAATCTGTCCAGAAGGGGAATAGTGTATTAGTGTACTGAGGCAGTGGGTCAGGTGTATAGTCACCACAATAATTATTGTAGTTGATATTGCCTGTACCTAAACCAAAATGTAGACAACCATTCGTAGCCATACGTGCTGAATCATAGCTCGTACCATAAAAGGTAAATGAATTGTCTAGATTAAATGCTGCAGATAACTGATCATCACCTGAGTTTAGATTTGTAGTGCCTGTTTGATTTGTTAGGTCAAAAAGGTTTTGATCATTCTCGTATATATAGGAAGCTGTTACTTTTAATGAGACAACTAAAAGAGTAATCCCAACAGTAAGGGCAGCTAAAAGTTCAAGTACTTGTCGTAGATCACTTTTAGTTTGAGGCATAGAACTCGTTTCTACAGGTTCTTCCTGATTTCTTTTTTCCTTTTCCATTTCTGGTAGTCTTACAATGTGCTATATACTTTTCTTTTAGTTCTAGATAGTCTGGTCTATCTTGTTTATTTTCTTTCCAATACTGAGCAGCCTCTTTACCTATCTTACCTTGATAAGGACATGGAGTTCCTGCCATTTCCATTGCTTTAAAAACTCTTGCATCTTGGCAAAGTATTGATACAGAAGCAACTTTCATACCAGTATCGTATAGATACTTAGAAAGTTTTAATCGTTCACAGTTCTCATCACGTACTGCTTTACCACCTGATATACCAAATATCTGCCCTTGAAAAGCTCCTGAGACTCCTGTTGTACACAGGTCTTGAGAGTAACTCATAATGCTTGGGGCGATAGCAGAAGCAGGAGGAGCTTTTGTTTTTACATTCTGATTTATAGTCTGGGTAGAATTTGATTCGTTAATATTTCTATTAGTATTATCAGATACGGTATTGTTATTATTGGTATTATTATTCGTGTTATCAGTCGTGACATTGGACTCGGAACTAGATTGATTTACATTTGTATTCGTATTGTTTGATGTACTTGTAGAGTTTGACGTGTTTACATTTGTATTTGTATTGTTTGTCGTACTGTTACTTGTGTTGGTAACATTCTGATCTACGCTTGAGTTTACTGTACTTGTCGAAGTATTTGTATTTACATTAGTGTTTTGATTTGTAGCATTAGATGTATTTGTATTTACATTTGTACTTGTATTGGTATTTACACTCGTGTTATTGTTTGTATTGGTATTAGTATTTGTATTAGTATTAGTATTATTATTTGTATTCGTAGCAGTTGATGTACTCGTACTAGTATTCGTGTTTGTATTAGTATTGGTATTAGTATTTGTATTGGTGTTTGTATTTGTATTAGTCGTAGTTGTAGTATTAGTTGTAGTTAAACTATTCTGTTCGCAGTATTGATCTCCTGCTGTACAATCACCAGTTTGATCTGTATAAGATACAGTGGCAAACAATGATAAAATTAGTGTGCCTAATAATTTTTTCATACCTCTCCAATTTTAAAGTGCAAGTTCCCTGTGAAGCTAACAATAGCGTTCTTTTAAATTCTTGCTTAGTTTTTTATATTTGTTAGAAAAAGTAATAGTATCCCGAAACTATTACATATGCCCAACAAACTATACATACAACGCAGACACTACTGGTCACTGCCTTCAGTTTATTTACGCTCCTTTTTATTAAGTTCATTCCATCTTAGGAATTCTTCTGTTTTAAAATCCCAAAACAATCCTTTATAACAATTATCTTGAGAATCCTGTTTTCCTTCTTCTATAATATCTTTTAATGTTTGTTTCATTAATCTGATTTATGTGATGCTCCAAAGTAAAAGCTAATGACTGCACTAGCTAAACCACCTAAGTAACCTAGTACTAAGTTTATTAGAGCTTCTGAATTTTGTTCTGGTGGCTGTAAAGTTACTAAGAATATGTAACCCATAAATCCACCTACTACTGATACACCTACAATTCTAGCGGTCCAATCTTTACTAAAAGTTTTTCTAGCATCTTGACCATCAGCTACTTCTAACTTAAAGACATCTACATCAAGTTCTTTCATTTGAATTTCAAACTCTTGTTCAGCCTTTTTAAGTTCAAGCATCTGTTCAGGTGTAGCTTCTTGAATAGCTTTCTCAATAGCCTTTGGTGTATTAGGTACTCCTAACACATCGGCTATCATATTAGCTGCCATACCACCCATCGGTCCACCAAGAGCAGTACCTATCGTAGGAGCAACAGCACCTACTAGATTCTTTAGCATATCTTTCATTCGTCTTCCTTGTATATAACTTCCATTAAGTCTTCAAACATATTTCTAAAATCGTCGAGACTCATGAATGGCATGTCTTGCTTGATTTGATGTAGGCAGTATTGCCTGTAGCATCCTTCGAGTTGATCCTCTAAGTACAATATCATTATAGCGTCCTTATTTCAATTTGTCAATAGCTGTCACAAAATCTTCAACTCTTACTGGTGTTTGTTCTTTCCATTTGGATTGACCATCTTTACCAGACCCTGTTGAGACTTGATAAATAGCTTCATCATAGTCTTTATCCTTCAAAGCTTTATAAGCAGAAGGAAACTTATTCATCCATTTTGTGCCTAATTGAAAGTTTACTGAACCTAAAGCTATAATAAACTCCACGTCTTCAATATTTAAATCTTCCATTTGTTGTGCTGCAGCTTCCCATGCTTTTGCAGCATCGTGTTCTAACCATACAGTTCTTTGTTCTTCTGAAACTTCGTCACCTACTTGGTAGACTTGACGTTCTCTTTCAGTCAACAAGTGCCCTACACCACATGTAGGCTTGCCAAGACTGTCAAGATATACACACTCCTCGTTACCTTCTCTAAGTTCAAGGTGCTCTAAGTAGTCGTTGTATTTCATTGTGCATCAATTTCTTTTAAATAGCTTTCAAAATCTTCAACAATAATAGGCATTGCTTGTAATAATTCTTCTTCAATTTTTTTAGGATTTTTAAACTTTCTTTTGTATTTACCAATTCTAAATTTTACTTGATCAGTTAATTCTTCATCACTAAAGTTACCACCTGCTAATTTATGTTGTAATCCATGTGCTAATATTTCTTCTGTTATAGGAGAAAAATACTTTCTACCATATACTTTTAAATTTTTAGGTAATTTTGCTATTAATCTTTTTTCTCTCTGTTCTTTATAGCCAGATCGGTTATCGGCTCGATGTATAATTTCATGCACTTGAATTTCTTCTGGAGTAGTATCGGTAAGTCCTAAATCATAATTCATACTTTGATATTTTAATTTATCAGAAGAAGGACTATATGTACCTAAAGTTTCAGCACTTAAACTTGTATCAGTATCAATTACACTAGCATCTTTGTCTGACGACACCTGTAATCCCAATTGTTTATCATACAAAACTTGACCACTTCCCTCCGGAGCTAATGGATGTAATCCATATTTATCAATTAGTTCATTACCAGTTGTAGCAATAAATCTAGGATCACGATATCCTTCCCCCATCATCTGATTCATCTGAGCTTCTTTTGATACTAACCTATTTTTACTTATAAAGTCTTCAAGTTCTTGTAGTTTTTCTTTATATTCTTTTTTACGAGCAACTCTTCCACCTTCATTTTTTTTTAATCTTTGTAAATATAAAATTTGTTCCTCTGTTAATCCTTGAGAAGTAGAAAATAAACTTGACAGACCTTTAGAGATTCCTTTCACAGATGCATCCATTCCTTGTGTAATTTGTTTTAAAGCTGACTGTCTTTCCGAAGGTTCAACCTCATCAGACTTAGAAACATTTAACAAGTACGCAAACTCTTTTTCAGTTAGTGCAGGTATTTGAGTTTTACCAAGTTTATCTCTTCCACCAACTGGACCGCCTTCTTCTAATTGTACTCTTGTTGGATTATAAATAGCAGTATAAGGTTCTCCGGTAAATGGATTAATTCTTTCTTCAGGTTCTTCTTTAGTGTATGGCACATCGATAACACCTTCAATAAGACCTCCTGTTGTTTTTTTCGTTCTTTCAAACTTAGGAAACTCTATATATTTTTCTTCAGATTCAGGTTGAATTAATAAAGGATACGTTCTAAATTGTGCATCCATATCAAGAATAATTTTATTTAATTTTAAATTATCTAAATTGTTAAATTTATTTTCGTAAATTTTTCTTGCAATGCCAGCATCGATTTTAAAACTTAAATCAGTGCCATCAGCATTTAATTTTTCACTTAATCCAAGAGATGGAAAATAAATTGTTGATTTATTTACGTTTGATAAATAATCCACGTCTTGTGCATCAAGTCTAGAATCTTCAAGAATCTCTAATGTATCTACTCCTAATATTTGCATTGCATTTGTAAGCTTTGCAAACTTAGCATATTTTTTAGCAAAAGCTCTATTAGCATCATAATAATTTTTTGCAAAAATTTGATTATTTGATTTTTGTCTGACTCCTTCAAATTGTTCTCGTTCAGCTTGTTTTTTAATATCTATAAATTTACTTACTTCAATTTTATATTTTGTTTCTAAATATTCTTTATTTAAAGTTTGATAAGTTCCTCCAATTAATAAACGAGTTAGTGGATCAACGTCTTGATCAAAATCATTTCTATTAAAATCTTTAGTTTGAAAATATTCTACTGTTCGTCTGGCTTCGGGAGGAACTAAAGCTTTTGCTAAATTCAGAATGAATATTTTTATATTATTACTATCTGTAATTCTTTCAAGCATACTGTTAGATTGTCTATATCTATCAGTCGGATCAAGAGGATTATACATTACTCCTCCAAACTCATTTTCTCCATTTGCAAAAAATTGATTAATAGTATTTTGCGTAATAGAAGGTCCAACAAACGATGAAAAAGTTTTATCTGCCCATCGTGTTATATAATCTTTTAATGCTCCTTCTACTTGTTGTTCAGTTATATTTTCAGGTATGTCTGCTAAAAATTCATATTGTAATTTAGGAAAATTTGCATAATCCCATGTTCCATAATTAAACACCACAGGAGAATTATTTTCATTTCTACTTACAATTACATTATTATAATAATCTGGCGAGATAACTTTAATAGCTTCAATTTCTGCATCCGAAATATTATATAAAGAATTAAAAGTCTGTCGAGTTGCCTCTTCTGCACCAATCATTGCTGTAAAACCAACTACTCTTTTAGTTAATCTTTTTTGAAGAATGTTGGCAGCCTCAGTTGCTCCTGCACTTCGTAATGAAGCAACTCTACTAGTATCTCTAATTATTGTTCCAAGATTATTTAATGTATTTCTTAAAGCTTCAGCAGTAAAAGAATAAAATGCACCTATAAATGGAAT